TTATTACTCGCTTTTTCTGTCACAAAAACTGTCACAGAATATCAATTTGTCACAGAATGTTTTTGTGACAAAGCTTATGATTTGATATACACACCGTTTCATGCCATAAGATAAATTGTTTCTGCTTCGTTTGACCTTTCCACAATAACTGTATTCAAAATCAGTGATGTACCCATGTCAATATCTTGACAGCTATTTATTAAATGAATTTCCGTATAATCATTGTAGTTCTCTAAAATTTTTATCATTTCTGCTTTAGTCATTTTTATTCTCCTTCTTTAATCTAAACTAACTACGAAAAATCGTTTCCGTGTACCGTCGTTCATTCGTTTTTGTATTTGCTGTTCTGCCAATCCAAATTTACGGATCAGTTCACGATTGAAAGATTTCTTACCGGTGATTTCCCGAATGTTTGAAATTTTACACCAGTCAGTGAACTTTATATATAGGTCATTTGCAGGTGTAGTTAAAATTTCTTCAACAGTCATATCAGCTTCATCAACCCACGTCAAAACCGTTGAATTCTCTATCATGTATTTTTGCTTTGCCTGTTCAACCACTTTCGGCAACGTAAACCGTTTATTTTGTACTAGCCGGCGCAATCCTTTAATGGCTAAATTCAACAGGTACGACAAAGCAGTTTCGCTGGTAATTTTTTCGAAAATCATCGGGTCGTAATCATCGTCGTTTTTTGAAAATTTAGCATTGAACGGAATGAATGTCAGCTTTCTCATCATACCATCTGTTTTATCAGCCGATCGCGGAATTTCATTCGCGCTAAATAACTGCGTTGCATACGGTTCAAGTGTGAAAGGCATTCCGAATTTTCGTTGTACCTGTAATGGCTCACCGCTGAACAACTTTTTCAATGTACCTGTTTCTTTCAGCGATCCATAATTTATATCGTCGCCGATATTTACCATTTTATTTTCAAGTTCAGCTGTAATGAATGTGCCGGTCAACTGTTCAAGCGAAATAGTGGCGCAATTTTCATAACCAATAAACGTGCGGATCAATTTTAGTATTGTGGATTTACCGTTGCTACCACTGCCGTAAAACAAAAATGCTGTTTGAAAAATGTTCTTGTGCAGCAGGCAATCACCGACGATTTCCTCAAAAAGATCAATACATTCACGATCACCGCAAAACACCCGGTTCAACATTTTATCTAAATCATCAGATTTAGCCGTTGGGTCATAATTCACCGGAATTCGCTCAAATTCGATTGCGTCAGCACTATAAGGCAGTCGTTCACAGGTTTTCAAATTTAACCGAGTATTTTTCAGATTAACAACAAAAGGATCGAGCTTTATTTTACTGCGATCCAGCGCTGTCATTATTTTCATATAGGCAATAACTTCGTTCCGCTCACGCCATTTAATACCCGGATAAGCAGCGATCATCTGCCGTTCGATTTGTTGCTGGTTCGGCTGATAATAACCGTCACGGTAAATATAAATTTTATCGTTATAGGTTATTATTTTATCTACTGCCAGCAGTTCATCAGCAAAAATATTATGTTCAAATTTACCGCGTTTTATTTCTTTCTCTGCAAGCTGCGCTTCGATTTCTGCTTCTGATTTAAACGCTTCATCGCGCAATATCAAATCAACTTCATGCTGCGGCAAAGGTTCGGCTAAAACAAACCTATTGATAATATTGATCGTTTCTTTGATCTCATCACGTTTAAAGCCTTTACTTTGCAAATATACGATGTACGAAAATAGTTCTTGATTGCGCCCGCTGCCATCTATCATATCTTTAAAACGGTAATGATCGCCCGGCTGCGAGACAGGATAAAGCCATTTAGGCACAGCCATGATTTCATCATCGCCATAATCCCGCAACCATTTTCGCATGACACCGCTATCTTTGATTTTCACGTAAGCATTGCGCGAATGAGATCTGCAATCACTATATATACCGAGTGCAAGACGTGTTTTCGTAAAATTCTTCCACGGTTCAGCTGATTTAAACCAAACATGTACGCCGCGCGAGGTTTGCATGACTTTGCATTTCAAATCAAGTTCATCGATGATTCGTTGAATTATTTCAGCGTCGCTGACAGTATCGAAGTCTAAAACAATAAACGGTTCAGGAACAATCATTGCAAGATTATCAAAATCCTTTACCACTTTCCAGTCAAGTGCTTTTTCACCGCCCTTAAAATGGTGGATTGCTTTTTTCTCATCATCTAACACGATATATTTTTTATCCAATATCCCGCCCCCTTTCATCTTCGATTATCTGCACGGCTTCATTCAACGTCCGCGGACAATAGTGTTTACCTTTTGACCGCTTAATTCTAATCTCATGGATTTTTTGATCCGGCTGCATACCGTTATCATCGACTTTACATTCGAAAGCTATGAATTTACCATTCAAGCATATTAGCAGATCGGGAACACCTTTTGCGGTCATTCCCGATCCGTATGTATTTACATAATAAATTCCGTTAGCTTTCAAATAGCTGATTATTTTTGATTGCAAACGGCTTTCACGCATTATAAATTATCAAGATCGTCCAGCGGATCGCCTTTACTTGATTCGCTTTCTTCAAATCCAATCGCCGGTTCAAGATTAGTCAATTTAGTAAAAGTGACCATTTTATCAGGGTCTTTCGTCGATTCACGACGGTCATGTTCAATCACACCTTTTACAAAGCATCCGATCAAATCGTTCTCATCGATTTCATCAAGTGAAAAATCATTCAAAGCTGTTTTTGCAAAAAATGAAAATGCCTTCATCGCCCCTTCATTTGCTTCACCATTAGATTTTACAAGATTGTATCTTTCAATTTGTTTCATACCTTTTTTTGTAGCAAGTGTGATAATCATTTTACCGAAGTCTTTTTTATATTCAACTTCGACAATCTTGAAAATATAAATACCTTCGGGGATAATAGAAAATCCAGTTTCAACAAGTTTAATAGCCATAATAAATTACCTCTTTTCTTTAAATTATTTCTTGAAAAATGACACCGACGACATCTTGATTTTTAATAACGACTAAATAATTAACCGTTTTTTCATTCAATTCAATCGAGCCGGTATAAACATGATCCTGTTTTTCTAGCAAACCAAACGCTTCATTTGATATGCTGACTTCTTTGCCGTTATGATCCTGAAAGATTCTTCTGATCGCGCTTGAACTCCCGTCAGCTTCAAGGACTATAGCCCTGTTTAATTCGGCAACTTTAGACAGATCATCAACATCGAAGTTATCAAATACTTCTGACAACAGTGTTAATTCATCGGCTTTTGTTATTTGATAAAAATTAAGGGCAAAATCAGGAATGACAGCCGCAACGTTACCTGAAACTAAAAAGCTGTACCCGTGACCTTTTGCAAGCGTACCGTGTGCGCCAATCTTTTTAGCAAATTTTTCAAATTTCATGATTACACTCCTTTTTCAATTTCTAATTTTTTAATATCATTGAATTTAAAAGACGTTACTTTATCAGCTGTTTCAATAGCCAGCTTTTTACCTTTTTCATCACCGATAGAATAAACTTTTAAAACATTACCGGTAAAAACCAGCTTACTGCCTTTTTTCAAACTAACTCTTACAATCATTGCTATCTACCGCCTTTACCGACATTCGATATTCAATTTTGTCAATTTTGTATTTTTCATAAAGATCATCAGCTTTCAACCTATCGGTATCCACTGCCGATTTAATATTTTTGGATAGCGTATAAACATAGGCTGCTGATTTCACTTCGACCCGGTCGTCATTTTCACCGAATTTGCTTTGAAGTGTCTTTTTTAGTTTATCCTTGTTATCCTTCAACCGCTTTTCGACAACCTTTATTTCAGCAGACGCTTTATCATATGCAATTTGATCGGCGTCTATTACTGCAAGCAGTTTTTCTATTTCGTCATCTTTTACACCAACAACGTTTGTCCTTAATGCTTTTAAAATATCAGCGTCCTTTTTTTCATCAAAATCAGGAGAAATACCAGTTTCAACGTGATTTTTCCAAAAAACAACAGCAGGTTTTAAATATCGTTCTTCAAAATCGGGAAAATCTTCCGCCATAGAAAATTCAACTTCGATAGTATTGTCGATGTTGGGTACAAAAGCGTCTGGATTTTCATAATCTTTATCCTGTAAGAACGAACAGGTCATCATGACGTTATCGATCCCCGATAGATGAGCATATAGCGCAGCTTGCAGTTTATAATAGATCGGAACATCATTCAGCCAATCTTCGGCACGCTTTGTAGTTTTAATTTCGACGATCATGTCGTCTGATTTTGCGTCCCACATGCCGCCAAAAATTTCAACATCACCGTAAAAATCGCCGTAGGTTTTTTTGAAATAATCTTTTCCGTAAACATCTTCAGGTGATTGAATATCAAGAAAATACCTGTTTTTCAGATAGTCAATAATTTTAGGTTCAATGACTTTACCTGCGATCGTATAAATACTATCAACAAACGGTTCTTCATATGTTCTCGTCATTTCGCACCACACCGCGAAAGGAGTTTTCCAAGCATTTAGCCCCAGCACTGCAGCGAAACGTGTCGCAGTCATTTTCTTGAATTTTTTCGGTAATTTATCAATTTCGATGTGTTTATCAACAAATTTCATCATACACCTGCTTTCGCAATTTTTTCACCAATCTCGATTAGAAGGGTATCAGCAGCCTTTTTCGTCATACCTGCCTTAATTTTGCCGACAGTTTCAGTGATATAGCTTTCATAATCGCCTTCGGTTTCACGAAGTTTTTTAAGACCATTCTTAATAGCAGTAATTTGTGTTTTAGTGCATTCAACTTCTTTATCACCTGCTCCTGTCAATTCTTCAACAGCTTGTTTACGATCTGCAGCGGTGGCAGGTGGTTTTCTGCCAGCTTTAGGCTTTTCAACTTCTTTATCTGCGTCTGCACCGATAGTAGGTTCGATAGAATCATTTTCAACAATGTCTAAAACAAGTTGATACAAGTATCTGCGGGCATATGTTATTTCTGATCCCAACGCCTGCATTTCATTCATTTTGCGTTTTCCTTCTGCCGATATGATAGCTAGCTGTTTCATCTCAAACCCGAAACAAATACATTCATCGGGTTTGTCAGTGTTATATAAAATGCCGTTTGCAAAACCTTTGTCAAAAGCACAAACAAAAAGGCATTTATATTTTGCGAATAACTCGTTCGCAGTTGGTACGATGTCTGACAGTTCAAAATATTTATATTCTGCAAATCTATTGATCCCCGATTTTTTTATATTTGCATTTGCAAACTCCAATCGTACTGCCAGTAATTTTTGATAAACATTCATATTGCTATAATCTTCTGTTCTTGTAGTTGCCATTTTTTCAACTTCCTTTCGGTTCTTTTTCGTCTTTTTTGTTTTGCCTAGAAAATCGGCGATTCGCTTTTTTGCAAGATCGATGTAAAATGAACGATCGAGGTCAGACAGTTTCAAGCAGTTTGTATTATCAACAAAACAATGTTCAGGCACATCCGGCATTTTATGAAGTCGACCAGCTTTTACTTTGTAAATCAAACCGTATTTTTTATCGGTTACAGCATAAACACGGTTCACACGTTGAACAGTGATATTATCATCACTGACTGCCCAAACAGTATTTTGAAACGTGCCGCCTGTTTTACAGATCATTTGAAAATCAAAAATGTTGTCAGCGTTATTGATCGTATCTTCGACCGGTACAGAATTCATGAAATATTCAACAACTGCTTTTTGAACGATAATCAAAGAATTGTTTTTGAAATTCCCGCCTTGCCACAACGAAACATAGCCGCCTTTTGTATTTATTTTGCGTTTATCTTCCTTCGTAAACGTTTTAATACCGTCCCGAATCAAATACGTCGCACCAACTTGTACAATGTAGTTATTGACGTCTTTTTGCATTATACGGTGTATTTCCGTATATTCCATATTCAACCGTGTTCGGCTTTCCCATTCCTCAACTATTCCGTTGATAATCTTTTCATTTTCAACAGGAAATTTAATCATCAAGCCGTCGGTGTTGGATTGGATCAAGCTGAATCCTTCAACCGTTTCCAGTTTTTCAATTAAATCTGTTAAAAGCAGCTGACCAGTTATGCAGATGTGGTTTGCACCCCGCGGATCATAAAGTGGATTGTATTGATTTTTCATAGCACCGTAAGTGCTGTTTAAAACCAGCTTTAACGCTCCGGCAGTTTCGTCGTCTCCCTCATGTTTTGCCTTAATGCGGGTGTTATAAACATTAGCATAACCTTCTGCACTTGGTATCGATCTTGAAATATAACCATATTCCAACATCATCGACGGATAATAGCTGCCAACATCAATGTCAACAATTTTCATTTCGTCCGTTGACTGGTCAAAATAGTTTTCTTTTGCCCCGTGAATCCCACCCCAACCGTATACATGCGGTATACCTGCGATATCACATTCCAGCTTTTGATTGTAGTCAATATGCCTAAAAAAATTTAACGGTTCAAGGTACTTTTTCAATACAAGTTCATCAGGTGGTTCGTAATCAAATTCGTCATTATAATCAGCCCGTTTCGCGTCCAAAAATGTTGCTGTCAGCTTTGGATTGGTCAAAGACAGGGAAACTGTTTCATCAATACCTTTCAACCGTCCCACGGCAATTTTGCCGTCTAAATAGCTTTTTCTTTTGTGATAAAGTTTGACGGTATTAGACACATCAGTTTTACAGTAAAAAATTACTTCTTCTGCTTCTGATTTAGTCAGCTTCCGGTTGATGTTAAAATCGATCGACGATTCAACTATCGGCTGACATAAATTTCCTTCAATCGCTTTAAGCGACAAGCCTTTATCAGCGATATCATCACGCAAGTCAAAACTTTTAAAAAGTTTCTTTTGATACTGAACAAATGGAAATTCCCACCCGTTACCCTTCTGCAT